ATTAAATCTATTTAATGATTTCTTAAATTCGTTGTAATTTCTTAAATTATAAATAAATATAGTTAATTAACAAAGGTTAAACGGAGAGTTTCAAATGTCTCGTGGTAAAAACTTACAGGAAATGGAAGTAGGCACAAAGCAATCCAAAACTGCTGTGAATGCCAACGCTAAATCAGCAGATCCTATGCAGAAGCTTACTACAGGTATTCCCGATGGTCAAACTGGCAGTTGGGAAGACTTAGGTGGTCCTACACCAGAAAATTATAAGTCCGATGATGATTCAGCAAAACTTAAAGATGCTGGATCAAGTCTTAAGCAAGTTAAGGATGTAGTAAATAAAGGTGCTAAATCTGCCGATCCTATGAAGGGTCTTAAGAAATCTGATGCCGTAAAGGAAGAAGAAGAAATTGATGATGAAGATTTAATTTCAGAAGAAGATTCTGAAGATGAAGATTTAATCTCTGAAGAAGAGAAAGAAGATAAGAAAAAGTCCAATAATGAAGATGAAGATGATGAAGAAGATGATGGGGAAGATGATGAGGAGGACAAAGATGAAATGAAAGAAGAGTTTGACATTGAAGAAGATGTCAACGCTCTACTTTACGGGGAAGATCTTTCAGAAGAATTTCAAGAAAAAGCAAGAACAATTTTTGAGTCAGCTCTTCGCTCAAAAGTTAATCAAATTCGTGAGTCACTTGAAGTTCAATATGAAGAGAGACTTGTAGAAGAAGTTCAATCAATTAAAGAAGAACTAGAAGAGCGTCTAGATGCTTATCTAGAATATGTTTCTGAAGAGTGGGTAGATGAAAACTCTCTCGCTATTGAAACAGGAATCAAGGAAGAACTCACTGAATCATTCCTTGGTGGTCTCAAGCAACTTTTTGAAGAACATTATGTATCAATTCCTGAAGAAAAATATAATGTACTTGAGAGCATGGTAGAAAAACTTGATGATATGGAGACTAAACTCAACGAGCAAATTGAAAAGAACATTCATTTAAATAAGAGACTCTCAGAGTCTGTTGCTGATAGAATTTTCAATTCAATTTCTGATGGTCTTGCGACCACCCAGAAGGAAAAACTTGCTTCACTTGCCGAAAGTGTTGAGTTTGAAAGTGAATCAGAATATCGTGAAAAATTGGAGACATTGAAGGAATCATATTTTCCTTCAAGAGTAGTTTCTTCAACAGCAACAGTAGAAACACTTTCTGAAGGTGTTGATGTTGTACCTGAGTATCACTCAGATTCAATGAATGCATATTTAAGAACACTTTCAACAGTTGCAAAACGCTGAATTTAACATTAAATCAAACAAACACACTTTTAAAGAGGTAAAAGCAAATGTTCCAATCTGAACATCTGCAGGAAAAATGGGCACCCCTTCTGAATTTTGAAGGTCTCGATCCAATCAGAGATTCTCACAGAAAGGCTGTAACCGCAGTCCTGCTAGAAAACCAAGAACAATTTTTAAGAGATCAAACTGCCTTTTCACACGGTGGTCTATTAACCGAATCTCCAACTAATTCTGCCGGTACTGGTGGATTTACTGGTAGTGCTGATGCTGGTGGTCCAGTTGCAGGTTTTGATCCCGTTCTAATTTCCCTAATTAGACGCGCAATGCCTAATTTGGTTGCGTATGATCTTGCTGGCGTTCAACCAATGACAGGTCCTACTGGACTTATCTTTGCAATGAGATCCAAGTATAATAATCAAGAAGGTGCAGAAACTTTCTTTGATGAAGTAAATACTGCATTCTCTGGTCAAAGTGCTAGTCTCAACCGCACTGCAGGATTTACTGATGCAGTTTCCGGTATGGGTACTACTGCTCAAGCTAATGGAACCAATCCAGGTCTTCTTAATCCCGTAGGTGCTGCATCTTCACTGACATATAATGTCGGTCAAGCTATGGTAACCGGAGATTCTGAAAATCTTGGTGCTGGTGCAGGTCAATTCAATGAAATGGCTTTCTCAATTGAGAAAGTACTTGTTGAAGCCAAGTCAAGAGCACTAAAAGCAGAATACAGTCTTGAACTCGCTCAAGACCTTAAGGCAATTCATGGTCTGAATGCTGAAGCGGAACTTGCAAACATTCTCTCAACTGAGATTCTTGCTGAGATCAACCGTGAGGTCATTAGAACCATCTACAAGGTCGCTGAACAAGGCGCTGCCGCTAACGTTGCAACTCAGGGTATATTTGACCTTGATGTTGACTCCAACGGTCGTTGGTCAGTTGAGAAGTTCAAAGGACTTCTATTCCAAATTGAGCGTGATGCTAACGCAATCGCACAAAGAACTCGTAGAGGGAAAGGCAACGTAATCATGTGCTCTGCTGACGTTGCTTCAGCACTCACCATGGCAGGAGTACTTGATTATACCCCCGCACTTAATGCAAACCTTAATGTGGACGATACTGGCAATACTTTTGCTGGTGTTCTCATGGGTAAATTCCGTGTATACATTGACCCATATTCTGCAAACGTAAGTGCTAATCAGTACTATGTTGTTGGTTACAAGGGTTCTTCACCTTATGATGCTGGACTATTCTATTGTCCTTATGTTCCTCTCCAAATGGTTCGCGCCGTTGGTGAGAATACCTTCCAACCAAAAATCGGATTTAAGACCCGCTACGGCATGGTCGCTAATCCATTCGCTGAGGGTCTTGATCAAGGTCTTGGGCGTCTTCAAGTTAACGCAAACCGTTACTACAGAAGAGTACAGGA